CCACATTAGTTTCAATTATTACGACTGCGGTTCTAAATGATAATATGAATCATGCTGTTAGAACTATTTCAAATAGTTCTAGTACATGTTCAAATGTAACATCTTCAATCACTACATTATTTTCAATTTTAACTGTAGCGATTACAAACAGTAGCATGAATCATGTGACTAGAAATTCAGAAAGTGATGATAATACAGTATATAGAAATGCTGCAAAATTACTTTTATTTAATAAAGAATATATTAAAGTTGAGTCTGTGAGAAAAACTTTAGATAATTATCCAGGGTATGTTATTCCTGGCGGAAATACAAAATGTTTAAGAGATATAGATCTAATTATTGATTCTGTTGTTTACGATTTACTGACTAATGGTAATAAAGCAATTATCAATTCAGCACTATATTATGTAGATGCTGTCACAGGAACCATTCTTTCCTTGCAGGGAGAACTGATTCAAAGCATATATGCTTATAACCAAGTACTATCATTAATGAAACTGGCAGTAGCAGAAACTTTAATTTCACCTTCATCTGCAGCTGGACAGTATGCTTATACTGATACTAGCATCTCCATTACTGGGAATAGTTTAACTACAATACAAAATTTTATTGACACTGAAATGTCAATTTTATTAGGAACATTGAATAATCCAACATATATTACAATAAATAACATATTGCCAGTAAATTCTGTTAGTGTCCCAACAAAAACATATCCAATCAGGAGTCCATTAAATCCAGTTACAGGAAGAGTGGAAGTTGGGGATTATATTTATGGGGAAACTTCGCAACAAAGATCGGAAATTGAGCAAATTATATTCAGTAGAGGAAGAGTTAAAGATATATTTAAAAGATTTAGTATAGTATATGATAATTCTACTCAGATTTTTGCTCAGGGAAATGTACTAACAATACCAGGACAACCAGCAAAGACTTGTATAATCGAATCTATTGAAAATGGTGAGTTTTTAAGTTATATTGATGTAAAAATAACTGGAGGATCTTTTTCTGTTAGCGATACATTAATAAATGGTGCTGGATTTACTGCAGAAATTACCGTAATAGTAAATAGAATTCAATTGGTAAATGTCATTGGTGAATTTAATACAAATCAGTACTTCAAAGCACTATATTCTGGATCTGAGATGACGATTATTAATTATGATTATAATTATGCATCGGTTCTTTCTACGACTGGATCTAGATTAGTAATTGATACCGAATTTGTATTAGGAGAATTTATACCATCTAGAAAACTGTATTCATCAATAAGTTCACAATATATTGACGTATTGGAAAAAAATTCCACTAATGTCAGTACTGGAGACATTATACAATCAAAATTTATTTATAAATTATCAATAAATTATGATCCTGTTGATGATACTTTTATAGTTGGAGAAGATATTTTAAATAGTGAAAATATTACAAACACATCTTCAATTTTAGGATATGAGATAATTAATAATTCCACTGCGTATTTGTATATCGGGAATATAATTGGCAACATATACACAATTGGAGATATATTACATTATTATCAAGAATCAACTGATCAATTTCCAAGTGGAATTGCAGTAATTACAAATATAGAGATAGTATCGTCGGATGGTTATGCAACTGTTCAAAAAATTATTAATATTGGCAATTATAAAAGATTATACTTGACTAATGTTGTGGGACAAATTAATCAGTATTCTCAACTATTTTCAAATAATAATTATATGTCTGGTGTAATTAATTCACAAGAAATTGTTGGACGTATTTATAGATCGTTTTTAGGATTTGACGGTGAAAAAACAATATTTAAATTGACATCCAATAACGGAGATCAATATTTCCCAGATTCTGATGGTCATGTTTTAGTTTTTCTTAATGGAATATTACAACCACCAGGAATATCATATAACACATATAGCGATATAATTGAATTTTCAGAAGCACCAGATTTAGGTTCTTCTTTCAATGGAGTCTATATTGGAAAATTACGCCAATTGGATGATATCAGTTTCGAATTTGATTCCCTAAGGAGTAGTTTCAACTTAAAATTAAATCAAATATTTTACTCTCTAACTATCACTTCTGGAACTCAATCAACAACAATTAGACCAGAAAATAATATTATTATTTCGTTAAACGGAGTTATACAGGAACCTGGGGTTGCATTTGAATTGGTTGGTTCTAGAGTTATTTTTGCAGAAATACCTAGAGCAGGTTCTACATTTGTAGCATTTTCTTACATTGGTTCTGATGCTGATGTTATTGCAGCACAAATAATTCCTCCAATCGAACCTGGTGATGTTCTTGAAATTGAAGGTGAAGATCAAGATAGAACTGTTGCTGTTATTGAATCATCTAACTCACTAGCGACTTTTGATTATCTTGGATCAGTATTAGGTAGAAATGCTGATGCTTTGGTTAATATTATCACTGGAAGAATTACAAATATTCAATTAACATCTGGAGGTGATGGATATACATCTAGACCAAGCGTATCTTTCGATTCTGCAACTGGATTTGATGCTCAAGCAAAAGCGTTAGTTGGTATAAGTAGAGTTGATGTAATTAATAGAGGATCTGGTTATGCATATCCAACCGTTATAGTAAATAATGATGTTTCAGATGTACTAACATCATCATTTGACTCTTTAGTTTCTACATTCGACTCACCAAATATCACCTTTGATGCATCATAAATAAATCTATAAGAGTAATAAGAAAAGATGTCAAAGCAACCTATAAGTGTCGGAACGTCTGCGAATGATGGAACTGGCGATTCATTACGTTCAGCTGGTCAAAAGTTAAATTCTATGTTTAACGATGTATATAATAACCTTGGAAATGGTTCTGATATTAAAATTGATATTGAAACATCTAGCACTATTGGGAATGTATTGAGATCTAATGGAGTTGCATTTGTTAATGCGCCACTAAGTTATCAAGACTTATCAGATAGACCAACAATTCCGTCTGCACAAATTAGTTCAAATTGGACTGCATCTTCTGGAATTTCTCAAATTCTAAATAAACCAATATTATCTACTGTTGCTACTAGTGGACAATATGTAGATTTGACGGGAAAACCTAATCTATTTTCTGGAAACTATAATGATCTTACTAATATACCAACACCGATACCTGGTCCAGCTGGACCCACTGGATCTGTTGGACCAACTGGATCTGGTAGTGGAGATGTAATTAGTACAGGAACAGGATTTACTGATAATTCTATTGTAAGGTATGATGGGATTACTGGTGATACTATTCAGAATAGTTCAGTAACTATTTCCGATACTGGTGCTATTACCGCACCTGTGGTTGGTAATGTCATTCCGTTTTATTTTGCTAATCAGGCAGCATTTCCTAGTGCATCTAGCAATCACGGAGCAATAGCACATAGTCATACCGATGGCAAAATGTATTTTGCTCATAGTGGAGCATGGATTCAATTAATTGATGTTTCTGACGCTACGACAACTGGACCTGCAGGGCCCGCTGGTCCTACTGGGCCCGCTGGTCCAGCGGGAGCAGATTCATCTGTCGCTGGGCCCGCTGGTCCTACTGGTCCTGCATCAACTATCGCTGGACCTACTGGGCCCGCTGGTCCTACTGGTCCTGCAGGAGCAGATGCTAGTATCACCTTTACTATATCTGCCTCTGGATCTTCAGATTATGTGTTTAGTGGTCCTGGTATAGTTTCAGGTAATACTAACGATCCAGTGCTCTATTTGTACAAAGGATTTACTTATACTTTTGTCAATAACACTGGCAGCAGTCATCCGTTTGCTATTAGAGTTAGTAATGGTGGTAGTAGTTATACTTCTGGTGTTAGTGGTAGTCAATCTGGCACACAAATATTTACCGTACCTATGAATGCTCCTAGCACATTATATTATCAGTGTACTATACACAGTGGTATGGGCAATACTATCAACATAGTTTAAGTAGGATAACATAAATATTAAAGTAAATAGGTAATAATATGGCAATAGTACCTGGAACTGGAGCAGAAATAACTCCAGTTTTCAATAGTCAGTTCGGAGTTGATTCTATCATTGTTAATGATGGTGGATCTGGGTATTCATCAATAAATCCTCCTACCTTATCAATTGGAAATTGCGGAGCTCCAATCAGAGACGCAATTCTTAGACCAGTTATTACTAATGGTAAAATTACTTCTGTTCGAGTGTTGGATTCTGGGCAAGGATATAATCCACTACGGATTGAATTTACTCCAAATGTTCCTACTGGTGAAGATATTCCAGATGAAGCAGATGCAAATATTTTTTTAAGACCAGACGGATCTATCGATTATGTTCAAATGACCAGAAATGGAGACGGTCATTTTTATGATGTTTCATCTCAAATTCTTGGTCAGGGAGGTGTAGGAGCAACAGTAAGAGCTGTTTCTAAAAGTGTTACTGGATTGTCTTTGTTGAATGATGGTAGAGGTTATGAAACACCACCGTTTCTTTCCATTACTGGAGGTAATGGAAATGGTGCAACGGCATCTGCCGATATTGATGTTAAAGGTGTAGTTTCGTCAGATGTAACGATTACAAACTCAGGACAATTTTATTTAACTGCTCCATACATACTATTTTCTGGCGGGGGTGGCAGAGGAGCAAAAGGAAAAGCTATTATAAATCAAGGTCAACTTGTTGATATTATTGTTACCGATAAAGGTGTTGGATATACTTCTCCTCCATCAGTAATATTTACTAGAAATGTAAAACTAAAAAGAAAATCTAGAAATAGACAATCATACAATTTAGAAGTTTTTAATGTAACAGGTATAACATCTAATATTGGTAGAGCCGATACTTCAATTTACGTATCTACCACAACTCCGTACCCTGGTAGTGGAGTAATTTTATTAGAGAAAGAAATAATACGTTATACTGGCAAAGATTCAAATCGTTTTACTGGTTGCACTAGAGGATTAAATTTTAGATATGATCAACGAGTAATATTAGATTCTACTCAAGATGACCCGATTACTGGTTTGAGTGCATACGAATATAATACAGGCGATAGAATTATTAGGACTCAAGAGTCATCTAGTAGTAAAATTGCAATTGTTTATGATTGGAGACCAGAAACAAAGGAATTATTTATTGTCTTTCAAATTGATGAGTTAGCATTTATAGATGCTGGTTCTCCAGGAGAAAAGTCAGCAGTAACTTTTGATGCAGGAATTGCTGATTCCACCAATTCGTTTCAACTTCCTCATGAAATTATAGACTTAGAAGGTTCTTTGATATATGTATTAACTCCACAACCATCAATTTTAATAGACAAGGCATTTAAAGATGATGCTGAATTAGATGGTTCGGGTAATGGTTTTCCAGATTTAATCAATACTGGAACAGCATACGAAAATCAAATTAACTTAGATGCTGGAATTGAGACAACTTTATACGGTATAGAAGAAACAACAGGGGGAACAAATACAACATTATTTGTTTCTGGAGACGGTATCAAAGATTCTAGTGTTCCGTTTAAAAATGCAACAATTACAGATGCAAGTTTACTGAATGAAGGTGTCGAACATGACGCACTTATTAAAATAAAAATGGATACTCGAAATACCAATAATTATAATGGTATTGGATTTAATGTTGGTGAGACTATTACTGGAATTGAATCTTTAATTACAGCTACAGTTGTGTCTTGGGATGCGACAAACTATATATTAATTGTTAAAGATCCTATTCCATATGATACTACAAATCCATCTTTTGGATTACTATATGAATTTTCTAGCAATTCAACAATAGTCGATATTAGAATCTTAACAGGCGGAAATGGTTATTCTACTCCAATCGTATTGAATATACCAACTTCTATTGTTAGAGGTGTTGCTACAGCAGCATTAACAGCAGATCAAATTACAAGTACTACTATAAGTGTAGGTGGATATGGATACACGTCTCCACCCGTAATATCATTCACTTCTCCATCAGGATCGGGGGCAATTGCTCAAGCAATTTTAGGTGGAGAGAAAGTTTCTGGTTCTAATGGAGGAATATGGAGAATCTTATCTATAGATTATATAACTGAAGTCAGAAACGATCAATTTTAACAACTAAATATAATGTATGCACAAGAATAAAAATTCCCAAGGGACAAATTAATGTCAGCACTTCTTACAGATCAATTTAGAATTTATTCAGCAAAAAAATTCGTCAAATCTCTTGAGGGTCCAAATTCACAAGAAACCGATTTAGTTGCTGGATCAAATAGAGATCGTTTATATCTTTTTATTGGTAGACCACAACCATGGGATAATGAAAATAATCCTCCACAGGCAATTGATAGTTTTGAAGAGTATAGTGATCTTTATGATGATATGATCTCATTAAAGAGAGTACTATCTAATGATACTATCCAAGTAGTTCGTCGTATTGACTGGACTCCTCCAGAAAAAACTACTGGTGGTTTAGGTTTTATTTACGATATGTATCGTCATGACTATTCTCCAACAAAAACTGCTGCTTCTGGATCGACCAGATTATATGATGCTGATTTTTATGTTGTAAATTCAACTTATCAAGTTTATAAGTGCATCTATAATGGAACATCTCCAGCAGATCCAAACGGTAAACCATCTACAATCGAACCAACTGGAACATCAACTTCAATTATATCTACTGCCGATGGATATAGATGGAAATTTATGTATACCATTCCTGTTGCCTCAGTACTAAAATTCTTTTCTTCTGAATATGTTCCTGTTCTATTAGATTCCTCAATTTTAAGTAATGCTGTATCTGGAGAGATTGATACAGTTGTAATTACTGCTTCTGGTGCTGGATATAATAATGGTAATTATGATAATGTTTCTATAGTTGGTGATGGTACTGGTGGTAGATTATCTATTGTAGTTGATGGTGGCAAAATTGTAAATGCAACAGTTACTTCTGGTGGAACAGGATATACATTTGGAAAAATTATTGTTGAGTCTATTAATGGAATTGGAACTGGAACTGGAGGGTCTATTGATGTAATTATTCCTCCTCAGGGTGGACATGGATCTGATCCTAAATTTGAATTGGGTGCTTATAGGGTTATGATCAATGCCAAACTTGCGTATTCTGAAGGATCTGGAGATTTTCCAATTGATAACGATTATCGTAGGATTGGACTAGTTTTAAATCCATATAAGTTTAATACACAAGAGTTATCTGATGAGTTAACTCTTAGTTCAACTAAGTCTGTAGTGTTTGCCACGACATTTCAGGGAAATTTTACTGTAGATGAAATTATTACTCAAACTAGAACTGTAGGTGGCCAGTCGGTAACTTCTAGAGGAAGAGTTATTTCTTGGAATCCTATCACTAAAGTATTAAAATATTACCAAAATAAAATTGACGGTATTTTTCCAGAAATTACTGGATCATTGAATACCTTTGATGGTAGTAACGTAATTATAGGATCTTCTTCAGGTGCTTCTGCAGAACCAGATGTGAATTTTCCAGCAGTTCCAGGAACTTCAACCAGAACAATTAATAATACCGAATATGATCTAGGTATGAAATTTACATCTGGTTATGCGTTTCCAGAAATACAAAGGAATAGTGGAGAAGTTATCTATATAGATAATAGGAAATCTATTTCTCGTGCAAACGATCAAATTGAAGATATAAAAATTGTTATTGAATTCTAATTAAGTAGATAAAAAAAATGTCACAAACACCATACGGTAGCAGCAGCACAACCAACTCCAGCACAACCAACTCCAGCACAAGCAGCACTAACGCGAGCACTAGTATCGGCGGATCACAAAGCACTAACTTGAATGTTAGTCCTTATTATGATGATTTTGATAAATTTAAGAATTTTTATAAGGTTCTCTTCCGACCAGGATTTCCTATCCAAGCAAGAGAATTAACTACACTTCAATCTGTCCTACAAAATCAGGTAGCAAGTGTTGGGTCACATTTATTTAAAGATGGTGCTATGGTCATTCCTGGCCAGGTTGGATGGGATAATAATGTCGATTGTATCTTACTGCAATCTTCATTCTTAGGTTCCGAAGTAGAAAATTATCGAGATAGTTTATATGGAGCAACTATCACTGGACTGACTAGTGGAGTTAAAGCAGAAGTTATTAATACGATAAGTGTTATAGAATCAGAAAAGGGATTCATTACATTATACATTAAATATACAGAATCAGGTGGTATAGAAAAAACAAATAATAAATTTCAAAACAACGAACAAATAATAGTAAATAAAGAACTTACTTTTGGAAATACCTTAATTGAAATTGGAACTCCTATAGCTCAATTAATTCCAAACAACGCAACTAGTATTGGAACTGTTGCATATATTAATGATGGAGTTTATTTTATTAGAGGTTTTTTCATTGATGTACAATATCAGAGTTTAATACTAGATCAATATACTCAAAATCCGTCATATAGAATTGGTCTGGAAGTATCAGAATCAATTATAACTTCAGAAGATGATTCTTCATTAAACGATAATGCTGCTGGATCATCTAATTATGCTGCTCCAGGAGCACATAGATTTAAAATTAAAACTACATTAACGAAAAAAAATATTGATGATGATGCTGATAAAAATTTCCTAGAACTATTACGATTAAAAAAAGGTAAGGTAGAATTAAAAATTGATGAAACGAAATATAATGAATTAGAAAAAAGATTTGCCACTCAGATGTTTGACATCACTGGTGATTTTATGGTTGTTCCTTTTGATGTTAAGATTAGAGAATGTTTAAATGATGGATTTAATGATGGAGTATTTGATCCAGGAACATTTACTGATGATACTAAGGTTTTATCGTCAGATGATTTATATTGTTGTCAAATATCTCCAGGTAAGGTTTACTTACAAGGATATCCTATTACCAGAGATTCACAAACATATCTAGATCTACCTAAACCAAGAGATTATAAATCGTTAGAAAATAATATAATTCCATTTGAACTGGGTAATATTGTTAAAGTTACAAATACATTTGGGTCTCCAATATTAAGCGGTCCTAATATTGATAGTTCATATCAAACTATAGAATTGAGAGACAGTCTTACAGGTACTCCTGGAACTGTTGCTGGAAATATTATTGGATTAGCTAGAACTGCTAGTTGGGAATTTGTTTCTAGCGGAACTGATACTAATGAAGGAGATCTAAATGATGTATATCATTCACACATATTCGATATTTCATTATTTACTAAAGTTTATTTATCAACATCCGTAACTATTGAAGGGGGATCAATTGTTAGAGGGAAAATAAGTGGAGCTACTGGTTTTATTAGGTTGAGTTCTGGTACAAGTTTTACAGGACAGACTCTAACTTTGTATGGAGTCAGCGGAGAATTTAGAATAGGAGAAGTTATTGAAGTTGATGGAAGAGATAAAGCATTTATATCTGGAGTATATACACATCAACTTTCTGATATTAGACAAATAATTGGAAGAAATACTTTAAATACGGTTATTTTATCTGGCGATATTCAATTCACAGAAGAAGTTAAAATAACAGGTGATAAGTTTACATATTCAATTGTATCAACTCAAGGATATTTGACTGGATACAATAGCAACATTTCACCAGAAATTAGATGCGGAGATTACTTATATATTTCGGATACTGAATATTTTATAGTTGCTGCTGTTCCATCAAACTTAATCTTAACATCTGTATTTACATATGATTTACAAAAATTAAAAGTAACTCCAGTTTCAGGTTTTGTACCTACAACTGGAACTCAATATAATGTTGTTGTACGAAAAAGACCTACACTTTTAGGAAAGCAAAACGGAGATTTATTCTCAGAAATGCCAAAAGAGTCTATTAAGACAATTTCCGATGAAAGTATGATCATTAGAAGAACATACGAATCTCAAATTACAAGTAATAGTTTTACAATTTCACTTTCAGAAAACCAACAATTTGAAGCAGTGGAAACCGAAAACTATAATCTTATTGTAACTGGTGTTTCTGGTGGTTCTTCATACTCAATTGGATCTATATTACTTTTACAAACTTCCACATCTGGAACTGCTGCATATACAACATTCAACACTAGTGGAGTTCCAAGATCAACAATTACTGTTAGTAATCTTGTTGGTATTACTTCTGTACGATTTAATTGCGTAATTTCTAAAAATATCGTAACTGAGAAGGTCAAAAATTCCAATAAAATGGCAGTTTGGAAAGTTAATAAAACATTTAAGCAAGGAGATCAACTTCAGTATGGATTATCATATACAAACATTTATGGAACTAGAATTGAAGATTCTGAAATTTCATTAGGAAAAACTGATGTATATAAACTACGAGCTGTATATGAATCGGTAGATAGTAGCGATGCTATTATTCCTTTTGTTACTTTGGTTGAACCATCCTTCTTTGCTACGGGATCTATAGTAACAGGAAAGACTTCTGGAGCAAAAGGATATGTTGTAGATTTTAATACTGGAACTTTGAAATTAAGTATCGTATATGAGAACAATATTCCATTCCAACAAAATGAAACTATAACTGGTGTTAATAGTAATGAGAATCTAATTGATGCTCTGATTAGCGATTCTGATGGGTCTATAAATCAAGGTAGTAAAAATATTACAACTTCATTTTTTCTAGAGACTGGACAAAAAGAATTTTTCTATGATGTTTCTCAAGTAATTAGAAAAAAAGGATCAAATAATCCTATTCGTAAATTAAAAATTGTAGCAGATTATTATTCTCATGAATCGACTGGAGATTATTTCAATATAAATTCCTATATTGGTACTAATTATAAAGATATACCAGAATTTATTCCTGCAGTTGGTTCTGGATCTACTCTTTATGCAAAAAAAGAACTCAGAGATGTTTTAGACTTTAGACCAGCAATAGCTCCTTTATCTGATGGGGCAGGAACTTTATCGGATCCATTCGTATTAAACTGTTCATCATTTGATTTTAATAGTAGGTTATTTACGGTCTCCGAAGGTGCTACGGTATTTGATATCCCTAAACCAGACTCAGATTTTAGATGTGATTATTCATATTACCTAAAACGAATAGATAAATTGTTTGTTGATAAAGATGGAAGATTTATATTGATTACAGGTAAATCCGAAGAAAACCCTTCTCCACCAGATGATATTGATGGTATCATGCTTCTTGCTACAATAGCACATGAATCATATGGTTATGACCCTACCATAGACAGTGCAGTATTCAAAGAAAACATCAAACGCTATTCTATGAAAGATTTAGCGTCTTTGGACAAAAGACTTTCTAATGTAGAGTATTACAGTGTAATGACTTTACTTGAGCAGGAAACTAATACCCAAACAATTAAAGATGAATTTGGAAATGATAAATTCAAGAATGGATTTTTTGTTGATTCATTTGAAAATCAAAATGTAATTGATAGTGAAAATGAAGATTACTCAGCATCGATAGATTTTGCTCAAAGAATTATGAGACCATCTCATTATACTGCAAATGTTTCTTTAATTTATAATGAAAATGCATCTACTAATGTAGTTAGAAACACAGGCATTATTACATTACCATTTACCGATCTGAATTTAATTGAGCAACCATATGCGTCTAGAGTTGAGAATGTAAATCCCTTTAATGTATTTACCTTCTTAGGTGCTATCGAATTGAATCCATCAAGCGATGATTGGGTAGAAACTGAAATTGCACCTGTTAATATTGTTAGAGTTGAGGGAGATTTCCAATCACGCGCAAGAGAGATTGGTGCAGATCAAAATGGGTTTGGTCCACAAAGATGGGGTTCTTGGGTTGAAGATTGGTCTGGGGCACGATCATCTACCGCTGGTGGAGATTGGGTAGGTTGGGCAGGTCCCTTAGGAAGGCTTATTCCTGCTTGGGGAACTAGAACCACAACTACAACAGGAATTATTGAAAGGAGAACTGGAACACAGCAAAGAGTTGTTGAAAGATTTGATACTCAAAGTTTAGGTAGTAGAATTATAAATAAAACTTCTATTCCATGGATTCGTTCTAGAAATATTGCAATCAAAGCAGAAAGATTAAAACCATCAACTAGGGTTTATGCGTTTTTTGATAATGTCCCAGTAACTAATTACTGTATTCCTAAACTTTTAGAATTAATTAAAAATCCAGCAGTAAACATAAATTCCAATAGTATTCCTTTCCAAATTGGTGAAAATGTTGAAATTGTAGAAACAGATTCTAGAGGATCTCAACTTGTTCTCTTTAGATGTAAAGTTTCTGCCCTCAATAATGGATACAGATATAATCCATATACATCTTTAGAACTATCTGATGTATATTCTTCAGAAACTCCATATCTTAATATTGATGTAGATTCTTTAGCGGAACAAGTCAGTTCTAATTATTTTGGAAACATACTATCAAATTATGTAATTATAGGAACTACTTCTGGGGCAAGGGCAATTATAAAAGATAGAAGATTAATTACAGATCCAAGAGGAACATTCAAAGGTGCATTTTTTATTCCAAGAGGAAATATTTCATCAAATCCTAGATGGGCAACGGGAAGAAGAATATTCAAACTTACTACTAGTGAATCTGATGCAGTTCCTACTGTAGGATCATCCACTGATTCTAGTGCTCAAATTACATATGAAGCAACGGGAGTATTAGAAACTTCTCAAGAAACTGTATTATCTATCAGAAATGCAGATATACAGACAGTACCCCTTACTGATGAAAGAACTAATGCAAGAACTAGGTCAGAACAAGTTGTTATTGGTTGGTGGGATCCTTTGGCGCAATCATTTATAGTTCAAGAAAAAGGTGGATGTTACTTATCTAAGATTGAAGTGTATTTCAATTCTAAAGACCCTAACATACCTGTTAGTTGTCAACTAAGAGTTATGCAAAATGGTACTCCAACCAATAGAATTTTACCACTGTCTACAGTATCAGTATATCCTGAAGATGTAGAAATTTCGGAAAATGCTTCCATTCCAACCGTTTTTAGATTTCCAGCACCAGTGTATATAAGTGATACTGAAGAGTATTGTTTTGTTATTTTTACCGATTCTAATAAGTATACTTGTTGGATTTCTGAGATGGGTGAAATTGATATTACTGGAGATAGAACTATTTCAGCACAACCCTATGCTGGTGTATTATTTAAGTCTCAGAATGCCTCAACCTGGTCACCTAATCAATTACAAGATTTAAAATTTGTTATTTATAGAGCTGCCTTTGGTCCTCTTAATGGAAAAGTAGTATTAAATAATTCTGCACTAGGAGTTGGTAATAGAGGAATTATAAGTCTTAAAGAAGATCCTATTATCACACAAAAACCAGGGCAGACATTAATTCTTGATAGTGCATCAGGTTCATTTACTCTTGGTGCTAGAATATATCAAGTATCTACAAATGCGTCAGCCACAATTCAACAATTAGTTACAACAACAACACCATATCAATTAATTGTAGATAATGTTGATGGCACATTTTTACAAGGAACTAATATTGGGGGGATAATTACATATCCACTGGTAAGTA